CAGAGAGGCCGCCGCCTCCAGCACACCGGGCTTGTGGGCCGCCACAGGGATCACCACCGCCTGGGTGGGAGCGATCCGGGGCGGCAGCACCAAGCCGTTGTCGTCGCCGTGGGTCATGATGATGCCGCCGATCATCCGGGTGCTGACGCCCCAGCTGGTCTGGTGAGGATAGTGGGGCTGGTTATCCTTGCCAGTGAACGTGATGTCAAATGCCTTGGCAAAGCCGTCGCCGAAGTAGTGGCTGGTGCCCGCCTGGAGGGCCTTGTGGTCGTGCATCATACACTCCACCGTGTAGGTCTCCTCTGCGCCGTTGAACTTCTCCTTGTCGGTCTTGCGGCCCTTGATGACAGGCATAGCCAGCACGTTCTCCATGAAGTCCGCGTAGATGTTCAGCATCTGCATGGTCTCTTCCCGGGCCTCTTCGGCGGTGGCGTGCATGGTGTGGCCCTCCTGCCACAGGAATTCCCGATGGCGCAGGAAGGGGCGGGAGGTCTTTTCCCACCGCAGCACGCTGCACCACTGGTTGTACAGCTTGGGCAGGTCCCGCCAGGAGTGGATGATGTTGGCATAATGTTCGCAGAAGAGCGTCTCCGAAGTGGGGCGGATAGCGCAGCGGTCCTCCAGCTTCTCACTGCCGCCCACAGTGACCCACGCACATTCGGGTGCAAAGCCCTCCACATGGTCCTTCTCCTTCTGGAGCAGGGACTCCGGGATCAGCACCGGCAGGTACACGTTCTCGTGCCCCGTGGCCTTGAAGCGCCGGTCCAGCTCCGCCTGGATATTCTCCCACAGGGCGTAGCCGTAGGGCCGGTAGATGAACATGCCCTTCACGGAGGTGTAGTCGATCAGCTCCGCCTTCTTGCAGACGTCCGTGTACCACTGGGCGAAGTCTACGTCCCGTGCGGTGATGGCGTCCACCTGTCTCTTATCCTGTGCCATAGTCTTCATCCTTTTCTCTATGATCGCGCCGTCCTTCGGCGCAGTTTACACTGAACATTTATTGTATCCACTCTGGGAGAAAAAGTCAACTGTTATGGCTCCCTGGTTCCGCATTGAAAATGCTATCAATAAGAGTAACAAAGGGAAATCCCTTGTTACTCTTATTTTTTTGTCGCAATCGGAGGTGAAAAAGCCATGAGCGAAAAATACATTAGCCCCGCCGAACGGGAGTATATCGCCAAGGCGTGGCGCAATTACGCGAGTGTGGCGGAGATCGCCACGCACCTGGGGAAATCCAGAAAAACGATCTACGCAGAATTACGGAGAGGCCAGGACGGCGAAAAGCTGGACCGGAACCAGCGCCCCGCCTATGACCCGGAACTGGCGCAGCGCCGTTTCCAGGCTAACCTCCGACGCAGAGGCAAGCCACAGCAAGCGGGCACCTGATACGGACGCGAGAGGAGAACGCCATGGACGACAGAAGCACAGCCATTTCCGCGGCGGAGGTGGCGGACGACAGGGCGGAGATCACGGCGGCGGTCAAATCGGCCAAGGCTTTCCGGGACAAGCTGGAGGCCGCCGGGATCTCCTACCACAAATTGCTGGCGCTGGAGGAAGCGCGGCGCGACATGAACGACCTGGCCCACCATATCCTGCTGGGCTGGGAGAATGGGGAGGGTTTTCCACATGAGTGAAAACACTATGCTGGTGCCGCAGATGGGCATAAACATGGAGCAGGCCACGGCAAACTGTGAGGAACTGGCCAAGGCGATCCACGAGATTACGGCGGGCGTTCTGACCACGGTAAACAGTTTCTGCAGATGGATCCAGCGGGTGGCGGCGGAGGTGGCAGCACAGCAGGAAATGGAAATGGCGCTGCGCTGGGCGTCGGTTGACAACCGCCCGCTTTATAACCGCTACCGCCACACCAAAAAGAAGCGGATCCGCAAGAAGTACGCCAAGCGGATCCTGGAATGGTACAGAACGGAGGTGGCCCCGTGTTGAGGCTGAAAGCAAACAAAACCAGCCTTTACAATCTGGTGGCGACATACAAGCCCCTGCCGGGTATGCGCCGCGTGGATTTCCAGAAAGCGAATGGCCGCCCGGACTACTGGCTGGAATGGACGACGGACGACGGCCACACGAAAGCGTTTCTTTCCTCCTCCCTGGGGCACCCGATCCTGACGATCACGACGCAAGACGCAGCGGGCGGGCAGCTGTACCATGAGGCGCACCGCCTTTCCGTTGAGGGCCTGCGGGAGCGCGGCATGGTGGAGGAAGTCACCACCGCCATGGAGAGGAGGCGGCAGGCACATGGCAGAGCGTAACGACATGACCGCGGCCCTGGTGACGGCCTACACCTCCCCGCAGCTGGCCGCAATCAACGAATACATGGAGGCGGAAAAGGCCGTCAGGGCTGCGGCTGAAACATTAGGGCTTGACGCGGATCTGATGATTGCGGAGGCGGAGGGGCTGGCACGGGCTACGACATTTTCAAACGTGGAGGCCCTTTATTTCGTGGCAGATCAAGCCACCAGCGGAAAGCGGGAGGTGAACGGCCATGCCTGACCATATCCCCCTCCCAGCCAAACAGTACAGCGTGATCTATGCGGATCCGCCGTGGGCATACCAGCAGGCCGGAGCCACCGCAAAGGCCCGCGGCACCGCCGTGAAGCATTACCCCACCATGACCACCGCGGAAATATGCGCCCTGCCGGTGCGCGAAATCGTCCGAGGGGGGGCGGCCTGCTTTATGTGGGCGACATTCCCCAATATCACGGAGGCCATAAAGGTCATGGAGGCGTGGGGCTTTACATACAAAACCGCGGCTTTCGTGTGGGTCAAAAAGAACCGGAAGAACGGCGGCAATTTCATGGGCATGGGCGCCTATACCCGCGCAAATGCGGAGGTTTGCCTGCTGGGTGTCACGCCGGGATTTAAGGCAAAGACGCAGATCCGCGCCCACAATGTCCACCAGATTATAGAAGCCCCGTTCGAGGGGCACAGCAAGAAGCCAGACGAAACCCGCCAGCGGATCGTGGAACTGCTGGGCGACGTGCCCAGGCTGGAAATGTTCGCCCGCCAGAGGGCTGACGGCTGGGACGCCTGGGGCAACGAAGCCCCGGAAGCATAGGAGGAACGGCAAATGTCTGATTTTTTAGAGAGAAACGGGCTGCAAACCGTGGCCCAACATTTCAAGGATCTGTTTCTGGCCGGCGTCCACCGCGACGGTGCGGAGGAACTGCTGGAGCGCCTGGAGAATGAAACGGACTTTTTCGAGGCCCCGGCGGGAGCCAAGCACCACGGCGCTTTCCCCGGTGGCCTGGTTATTCACAGCCTGAACGTTTACCGTCGTCTGCGGGAAATCACGATCCGCGACCTGACGCCCAGGGACGCGCTGGGGCCTGCCCCCATCTCCGAGCGGGAGGAGGAAACCGTGGCGATCCTGGGGCTGCTGCATGACGTGTGCAAGGCAGGCGTGTACCACATTGAAAGAAAACGCCGCAGGAACCCGGAAACGGGTGTGTGGGAGGACTACCTGGGTTATACGTTCCGGGATCCCCTCCCCCTGGGGCACGGAGAAAAGAGCCTGTACCAGATCGCCCGCTTTATCCGCCTGGAGGATCACGAAGCCCTGGCAATCCGCTGGCACATGGGAGCCTATGACACGGCGGCCCGCACAGACCTGCGGGACCTGTCCGCGGCCATGGACGCAACGCCATGGGTGTGGCGGCTGCATGAGGCTGATATGTGCGCCGCCCATATTGACGAAAGGGGCACGGACGAATGACAAAGCTGCTATGTAAGCCCTGCGCCGTCGATCTGGCGGCCAGGGGTAAGACTGTAAAACCCGTCGCGCAGAGGTGTGAGAAAATCACCTGTTCGGAGTGCGGACGCCGCCGGTTCGGTATCACCTATGAGGTGACCGGGCGGGCCACCAGAAAAAAGGAGGTAACGAAGAAATGAGCCAGAAAGGCGAAAAATACGCCCGCCGCATGGAGCGGCGCGTGGACAAGCTGGAGCAGGACGTGGCGGCCATCACCACCGAGCAGACCACCCAGGGGGTGCGGATCTCTGCCGTGGAGGACGATCTGGCCGTTTACCGGGCGGCGGTGTCCGCCCGTGAGTTGAAACAGGCCGCGGCGGAGATCAAGGCGGCCAAGGAGCGCAGAACCGCCCGCGCGGCGGAGCGGGAGCGCAAAGCCCGCCGACGCAATAAGGTTCTGGCCTTTATCGCCCTGGCGCTGTTCGTTGCCGTCTGCGTGGTCATGGTGGCCAAGGCGTACAGCGAGGAACCGGCGGCGGAACCTGCCGCGCCGGAAGCGTCGGCGGCACCGGCGGCAATCCTGCCCACGGAATTGCTGTTCAACGCGGCGGCGGAGGAGGAATACATGGAGGACCCGCAGGAAACGGAAAAGATCGAGGAGGCGCTGCTGGCGCAGGGCTATTTCTCCCTGGCGGTTCCAATGCCATACGAATGGCAGGACTACATGAGGACGTACTGCGAGGAATACGGCTGCCCCTATCCTCTGGCCCTGGCGGTGGCACAGACGGAAAGCAATTTCGACATGGACGCCGTGGGCGCCTCTGGTGAGGTGGGGATCATGCAGTTAAACCCCGGCCCCGGCAGTTCCTACCATGCGGAGATCCAGGCGGCCACGGGGCTGGATCCCACCACAGTCTCCGGGAATATCGCGGGCGGCTGCTACAAGCTGGGCCTGTATCTGGACAAGTATGGCAGCGTCGAAAAGGCCGCCATGGCCTACAACATGGGCGAGGGCGGCGCGAGAAGCGCATGGGACAGCGGGATCACCTCCACCGACTACTCCAAGGCAGTCAAGGAGGCCATGGAAACATGGGAATGTACGGTGAACGCCTGGGGCGGGGTGTAACCCGCGAGGCCGCCCGCAAGTATGAAACGTCTGTGACGGAGCGGGCACGGCGGGAACGCTGGCAGGCCAGCGGCTGCGCCAGAGTGGTAAGCCGGAAATATGGCACCGTCGTGGTGCCGCACGGTTCCAATTTTGCCGCCCTGCTGAACGCGGCGGAGGTTTGGGGCTGTGACTGGACAGAAATACGGGACGCAGAGGTGTGGAGGGCCGACAAGGAGGAAAGGCCGGTGCCTATGCCGCACCTTATATAAAAGGAGGGTTTCAAATGCTGATTAACGAGGGCGGGCTGATCCGCGCCATCAAAAGAGCCTACAAAGCGGGCGGGTACACCGTCCTGAACACCGGCAACGACGTGGCCATTTACACGGATCACTGGTTTGCCATGGCCAACCGCGCCCTGCTGCCGCGCAAGGTGCTGGCCACCATCGTGGAACACATGGGCATGATCCCGGAGCGAGATATGCCCACGTCGATCATTAAGGACACGGAGCCGCAGCTGGTTTTGAGAGAAACGGCGGCGGACGATATGGACCACTGGCGCGGCGGTGACCGCGGCGAGGAGGTCACCATGGTGCCGGTGATTATGCAGGGGTTCCAGATTTACCAGCCACCCGGCGGCGGTGCCTGCTGGGGCGTTCCCCTGTACCTGGTGGACATGATCGAGCGGGATCCGGCGGAGCATATCGGCGCGGACGTGATCGACAAGGATCGCCTGCTGTGGGAGGCCGACGGCGAGGCTGTTGTGATTAACGCAGTACGGAAAGCCTGTTCCGGCTGGGCAAAGGAATGGGAGCGGGCCGTGTGGAACGCCCTGGAGGGTGTGGACCTCCACAAAGAGGAGGCCGGGCGGTGAATAACTTTGAAAGGATCACGGCCTCCCCGGAGGCCCTGGGGGACTTCCTGGGCGCCCTCCCTATCCTGTCCGGCCCGTGGGACGACGATTTCCACCGGGTATTTTGTGACAGCTGCGACGCGGAGAACTGCGACGCTGAAAACTGCGCCCACCAAGCTGAACAGAATAGCCCTACCTGGTGGCTGAAACGGGCATACACCGGCAGCGGCCCGGTTAAGACCGACAGCACGAACCCATATAAGCGGCAGGCCGCAGACCTCCGCCTGGAGGCCATGCACCAGCGGGACCGTTTTGGCCGGAACCTCCTGGCCACGGAACTGGAGGAAGCGGCGGCCGCCATTGAGGCCCTGGCGGCGAAATTGGAGGCGCCCGCCAATGGCTGAAATAATCCTGACAGGCGACGCGCTGGAGCAACTGCGGCATTTACCGCCCGAAAGCGTCCATACCTGCGTCACCTCCCCGCCCTACTATAATTTGCGAGATTATGGCGCGGCGGGTCAAATCGGAAACGAGGCCAGCGTGGAGGAATACCTGCAATCGCTGGTTTCCGTTTTCCGTGAGGTCCGGCGGGTTCTGCGGGCAGACGGAACCCTGTGGGTGAACATGGGCGACAGTTACGCCACCAGATCAGGAAGCCAGCCGCCGACGAACACCCGTAATTCCTGCGGTCACACGGCAAAGCATACGCCGCGGGGCTACAAATACAAAGACCTGATCGGCGTTCCCTGGCAGCTGGCTTTTGCCCTCCGGGCAGACGGGTGGTATTTGCGCCAGGATATTATATGGAACAAATCCAACTGTATGCCGGAGAGCGTCCGGGATCGCTGCACCAAGAGCCACGAATATATTTTCCTGCTTTCCAAATCGGAACGCTATTATTTCGACGCGGCGGCAATCAGCGAACCCGTTACGTCAACCAAGGGAAACGCCAGGACGTTCCGCGGCGGCGGTGCCTACACCGGCGGGCGGTCACATGACAACAGCGCCCAGGTGGAGCGCGAGAGCCACGGGAACCGAGAAAACCAGACAGGCCGCCGGAACAAGCGGGACGTGTGGACCGTAAGCACAAACGGCTTTCGCGGCGCCCATTTTGCCGTGTTTCCTGAAAAGCTGATTGAACCCTGTATTTTAGCAGGCAGCCCATTGGGCGGCACGGTTCTGGATCCGTTCGCCGGGAGCGGCACCACCGGAGTGGTGGCCAAACGCCTGTGGCGCGATTTCATAGGCTGCGAGATCAACCCCGACTATGCACAAATGGCAACCGAAAGAATATTCGACACGCCGCAAGGAGGACAATGTGGAAATAACTGTAAAAATGACGGTTGAGGAGTTCCAACAGTTTGTGGCCTGGCAGAAAGAACAGGACTACTACGAAAAGGAACTGGACAAGGAACTGAACAAGCGGGAAATACTGGCAAAGAAAACGTGCTGGGCCATCGACGCAGATCCGAAGAAGCCCGGCAAGGTCAAGATTATTGACCAGGAACACGCGGCGGAACTGTTGGAAATGGCCAAGGATTACTTGGCATAAAAAGAAAGCCACCTGCGCCCGGTGCTGTCAACACGGCGCAGGTGGCAATATAGACGACGGAAAACCGTCCGATATACCTATATTATATCAGGTTCCCGGACGGAATACAAGCCGGAAAAAGCGACGGGGCTACGGCCCCGTATAGCGCCGGTAAGAGTGATTAGTAAAGCGACCAGCAGCAGAAAAGGAGGCACCCATGGCCTACGTTCATAGGGTGGTGAAAGCTGGTCCGTGTGTCGAACACAAGAAAATGCAATCTTTCCGGGTTCACACCAAAGGAGTGAAGCGCGGCCCAAATACCGGCCACACCACCGAGAAGCAGGAGCGGATCAACGAGCGGGTGGCAGAGGAACACCTGCGCTGGGATATAAACGCCAATTTCGGCCATAGGGATCTCCACGCCGTTCTACACTACTACGTCAAGGACAGTTCTTTCGAGGAGATCCTGGAGAACAAGGCCGCCTTTCTGCGGAACCTGCGGAAACTCTGCAAAAAGCGCGGGATCACGTTCAAGGCCGTGGTGGTCATAGAAACCAAGCGCATGACCAACCCGCACATTCACGTTATCATTTCCCGCATGGATCCGGAGATCATCACGGAGGCGTGGGAGAATGTCCCAAGAGGCGGCGGAGGTATCAGCTTCAAGCCTATGGACAGGCGCGGCAACCACTACAAGCTGGCCGCCTACCTGATGAAAGAAAGCCGTTCCACCATGGAGAGGTACAGAGAGATCGGCAAGCGCGGGAAGCGGTACAGCAAAACGCAGAACATGGACAAGCCGGAAATCACATACACCGCCGTGCCTGCGTCCAGCTGGAGAAAGGACCCGAAAGCGAGAAAGGGCGCCGTGCTGTATAAGTTCGACGACGGATCCACCTGCCGGAGCGGGTGGCATGAGATCAGCGGTTACCCATACCAGGAGTATTTCGAGATTTTCAACGAATAGGAGGGTTTTCTGTGAAAATCTACATATCAGGCAAGATCACCGGGG